CCGGACCGATCGCCAGTGGCACACCGGCAGCCACCTACGAGGATCGGACCACCGATGTCCTGTCAGAGCTCAGGGATCGCCTTGAGGCAGGTCTCAAGGTTGAGTGCGACCGTGGTGTTTTCTCTACCGAGATTGGATACATCCAGGTGTTCTCCGGCCCCCCGTTGAATGACCTTGGTCGCATTCCAATGTTGTCACTGCACCTCGAGAGCGAGGAGCCATCTGAGCGGTTCCTTGGTGAAGAGGTGGCTAGCGATAGCTTTGATGCAATCGGTTTTGACATTACGGAATCCGAGGGCTGGCTTGCCGATGTCCGTGTGCAGATAGTTGCATGGTCACTCAACGGCGACGAGCGCAAAGAACTGCGTAAGGCCATCAGGCGCCTGATCATAGCCAATCTGCCGGTTTTCGAGGGATTTGGCTGGTCGCAGGTTAGCCTGTCGCAGCAAGATGTTGATGCCGTCAGTGGTGAGTATGACGCCCCCATGTTCCAGGTATTGAACACGTTCACATGCGTGGCACCAGCGCGTGTGACGAGCAACGTTGACGCCATCAGAGAAGTAATTTCAGGAGCTATCAATGAGTAAAGCATCGCAACAACAAGTCGCAGCCGATGAGGCAGCGCAGGACGCCGGGCAGGCACAGCCCCTGAAGCTGAGCTTGCACGAGTTCTGCGCCAGGCTGTCCATGACGGTTCGCCGTCCCGAACTGATTGGTGGGTTCGAGCACCACGAACGCATCAACGGCCACCTCGAAGACACTGAAGCAGGGTTTCAGGCGAGCTTTTCGAGTTTTCGCAACAAGCCTGTTTAAGAGAGGCCCAATATGTCCGTTTTCTTCGATGGGCGCTTGCTCATTTCCCCTGTCACAGCGTCGGTCGTCAACGACGACGCGATGCGCAATCAGAACCTCAACGTCGGCAATGATGTTGCGCTCGTCGGCGTATCCGGCGGCGGCACACCGAAAACAGCGCTGAGATTCGGCAGCCCGCAGGAGGCCCAGCGCACACTGGTGTCTGGTGAGCTTCTGGATGCTGTGCTGGCGGCCTTCAATCCAAGCCGCGAGACCAATGGCCCCAGCAAGGTGATCGCAATGCGCGTGAACCCTGCGGTTCAGGCCACTGGAACGCTCAAGGACTCCACCGCCGCCGACGTTATCAACCTGACATCCATCGGGTATGGCATCGTCGAAAACAAGGTGAAGGTCAAGATTGAGGCTGGCAGCACCACCGGTCTGCGCCCGACCGTGCAGAAGGATGACGCCTACTATACGATCGACAACCTGACGCGCAACGCGTTCACGCTGCGCTACACCGGCGGCCAGGCGTCCGCCGTCGCCACGATCAACGGTACCAGCGTCGTGCTGCAGGCGCCGTCTGGCACCACCGTGGCGACGATCGACCTGACTCAGTATCCGACAATCCAGGATGTGGTCGACCGCATCAACCTGGTTACCGGGTTCACGGCAGCAGTCGGCGATGGAAACTATTCCAAGCCCGCCCTGAACGGCTTGGACTACATCACCGCGCAAGACGTCAAGACGGCGACCATCACGGTCAAAGCAGACCTGCAGGCTGTGATCGACTGGTTCAACGGCGCCCAGCAGGACTTTGTCAGGGCAACGCGGGTAACCAACGCTGGCAAGCCTCCGACGACTTCCGCCTTTGCGTTCCTGACCGGTGGATCCGACGGCAGCACGACCACCGATGACTGGGCGGATGGCTTCGAGGCCTTGCAAACAGTCGATGTGCAGTGGGTTGTCCCGGTGTCTTCTGACGCCGCCCTCCACGCCATGGCTGACGCGCACTGCGTGTATATGTCGAACGTGGCCCGCATGGAGCGCCGCGCCATCGTCGGCATGGGCACTGGCATCACAGACTCCGCAGCCATCGCGGCAGCGAAGGCGCTGAACAGCGACCGCACCTCGCTGCTGCACCTGGGGCATTACAACTTCAACGCCGCTGGCGTGCTGACGCTGTACCCCGCCTACATCTCGGCGGCCCTGGTGGCCGGCGCATTCGCTGGCGTGAACCCTGGCACACCGCTGACCAACAAGACGATCAACGTCCGCGGCCTCGAGCGCGACCTGCGAAACCCAATCGACACTGACGTGCTGATCAACGGCGGCGTGCTGTGCCTGGAAAACACGGCAAACGGCTTCAAGGTGGTCAAGTCCATCAGCACCTGGCTGGTGAACAACAACTACAACCGCGTGGAGCAATCCTGCGGCGTGGCGCTGGACTTCGTGAACCGCAATGTCCGTGAAGCCCTTGATGTGCTGCGCGGCGCAAAGGGCAACCCGCTGGCCATCTCGCGCGCCATCAGCATCACGCAATCCACCCTGCGCCAGCTGGCGATGGAAGAGCCGCAGGGCCCTGGAGTACTGGCTGGCGACAAGGACAGCCCAGCATTCCGCAACATCAAGGCCAGCCTGGAAGGCGACGTTCTGCGCGTCGAGTTCGAGTGCAGCCCGGTGATCCCGATCAACTACGTGTTGGTCACAATCTTCGCTGTGCCGTTCACCGGCTCGGCCACTGCGGCACTTGGAGGTTAATAAATGAGACAAAATATCAAAACCCGTTCCGGCAACCGAGTCGTTGTCGTGTTCGACGGCAAGCAGATCGGCATGGTGCGTAGCGTCCGCCTGAACGACGACTACAGCCCAGAGCCAGCCTCCGGCATTGGTGACATCCACGTGCAGGAGTACGTGCCTACCATGGCGCGCCACTCCATCAGCGTGAGCCAGATGGTGCTTATCAAAGGCGCCATGCTGGAGGCCGGAATCGCAGCAGAGAACGGCGATGCCATGCTGCAGGGCTTGGTGTTCGATCTGGAATGGTATTCCAAGGACGACGGCCAGCTGCTGCGCAAGTATGTCGGTGTCAGCTATGCGAGCGGCGACATAGAAATCAACGCGCACCAGATCATCGTGGCATCTGGCCAGTTCAACGCTTTGGATGTAGTCGGCACGGCCAGCTAAAATCGCTGACGACGCGGCCGCAACTCCAATCCTGGGGTGTGCGGCCTTTTTTTAACTGAAGGAGACCCCATGGCACGCACAGCACAAGCATCAGATTTCACCGTCCCTGTCGAGGATGTTGGTATATTCACATTCGCCCGGCGCACTATGCGCGATGAGATCGCAATCCAGGTTGAGTACGCTCGCATTATCGACGGCGTTACACCCACCGAGTGGCTGACTATCGTCGGTAACTGGTTGTCAACGCTGCGTGTATTGATCGTGCGCGCGCCGGCTGGCTTCGACCTTGACACCTTGGACCCGCTGGACGACGGCACTTACAAGAAGCTGGGTGCAGTCTTTGATGCGCTCAAAGACAAGGAGCGCTCTTTTCGATCTGGATCTGAATTGGCGGGCCAAGGAGGCGGCGCGGCAGCGTCTTGAGACCATCCAGTTCAAGTATAGGCGCATCTACAACCTTACGGTCAATGATCCAAGGTTTTTGGATGCCACCGTTGAGGAGATGCTGACCGACATTTGGGCTCACAGGTTCGAGCAGGATCCGAAGCTGCTTTCGGATGTTGAAGACGAGGATTTTGACCCCGATGAGGTGGCCGACATAATTGGTGCGAATAACCCGGACGACTGGGAAGATTTGAGCAAAAAATGACAAACAAAATTGGCATTGGTATTGAGGCAAAGTTCGATACGTCCAGCGTTGATGCTGGCGTGAAAGCTATCACCGAGAAACTCAACCAGGCCAACAAGACTCAATTCAATCCAGTTTCCCCGAAGGCAACCAAGGACGTCTCCGATCTCGACAAGAAACTGCAGCAGCTGCTGCGCGTAGACGGCGAACTGCGCCGCCGCATGAAGGCGACCGGGCAAACCGGAACATCGTTCTCAGATCTCGATCTGAATGCCATGTATCCGGATGCCGGTGCCCGCCGGCGTAAGCAGGCCGCCATCAACCGATACCTCGGCATCGACGCTCCCCAAGCCAGCGGCGGCGCCATGGGCCCAGGTGGAGGTGCTGGCAGGCCTGCGGGTGGTGGTGGCAGCGGATTCGGCGCCATGGCCGGTGGCGTCGTTCAGTCCGGGCTGCGAGCTGCAGGGCCTGCTGGTGGTGTCGCCGCTGGCGCCCTTGGCACCGGCATGTCGGCTGGCATCGGCGCCGGGCTTATGGGGCTACTCGGCGGCATGCTCGCGCTGGGCGTCGGAAAACTGGTCAGCGCGGGTCTGGAGAAGATCGACCAGGCCGAGCGCAACAACATCGGCATGGATACGCTGAAGCGCCAACTGGGCGACGTCAATGTGTCCTTCAACGCCCTAAAAACTGTTGTCAACAGCAGCGCCGACAACCTCAAGATCACCTATG